CGACGGGAGAGGAGCCTGGAGAAAAGTCAAACTTTTCCCGACTCTACACCCCGGCCGAGGAAGTTTTTCCCTTTTCGGAATACTTCGTACTTGGTTTGAACCAAGTAGCTGATCAGCTGGACTGGATTCAGAACCTCGAAGTCCTACCGCACGGAATCGCGAAAGTGATTCTTGTGCCGAAGGATTCTCGAGGTCCTCGTCTCATATCTTGCGAGCCCCTTGAATTACAGTGGCTCCAACAAGGACTACAACGGGCAATTTACCCGTGGGTAGAAAAGCATCCGTTGACGGCTGGTCATGTGAATTTCACAGACCAGTCCATCAACCGTCGCCTTTCCTTGGAAGGATCACGTACTGGGAAGTACGTAACGCTTGATATGAAGGATGCAAGTGATCGCGTTTCCCTGAGATTAGTTGAAGAACTATTCTCGGGTACGCTTCTCCTGGAGGCCTTAAAAGCCACTCGGAGTTCGTATACGCGATTACCTGATGGTAGTGTGGTGCATCTGAGCAAGTTCGCTCCGATGGGGTCAGCAGTTTGCTTCCCTATCGAGGCGTTATGCTTCTTTGCACTGGCTGTTGCAGTGTTGTATACAAAATATGTAGAACTCGAGAAATTGAGTAATACATACCGCGGAGACGCGGACGAGAGGTGTTGGGCTCGCGCTCACGCCTCGGTTTTTGTATACGGCGATGATATCATAGTGCGAAGTGAAGACTATACTTCGTTACTCCAGCTCTTCCCTCTCGTTGGACTTAAGTTCAACGAGAGTAAGTGCTGTGTGGGCGGATTCTTTCGAGAATCCTGCGGGTGCGACGCCTATAAAGGCGTCGAAGTCACACCCATCCGTTTGCGGACCCAATGGAACCATCGTGGTATTAGAGACGCAGGTGAACTCGTATCGTGGGTTGAGTTGTCAAACTCTCTCCATCGCGCGGGTTACTGGATGACTGCCGATGCCATTCAAGTTATGGTCGAACGCCGTTATGGTGTTCTCCCATATAAACGGGATTCGATACCCACCCCTTCCAAGGGTGGCTTCTCGAGCTCCGGCTTGATTGGTTGGATTCGTCATCACGTGACTGAGTCACGAGAAAACAAGAAACGGCGTATAAAGGTTCGGATGAACCCCCATACGCACGTGCTTGAATATCGCTCGTGGGTCGTTCGCCCTGTACGAAAAACGTACAAGGTGGACGGCTGGAAAGAGTGCCTCCGTGTGTTAAACACCGGAAGCACACAGTCCGACACAGGCGTCTATGCGCTGCCTCGACGCATTTGTTTACGTCGTGGCTGGGCAGCGGCCTAATCAACCGCTGTGTGATGTATTCTCGGCTTAGAATCCGAAATACACCCCGCTACAATGAAAAGTAGCGTTAGTAGTTTGATTCCAAATACAGAAAGGACCATATATATGGCTCAATCCAG